TCAATCGGTGCATATTCCGGCTCTGTGTAAATGCTTGGGCCGTTCCATTTGCCGGGGGCTATGAAACCGATTTGCCGCATTTTGTACAGGCTAGGGTACATCGCAAGTTTTATGTCGTTCATGCCGCCTTCTGTTTGCGGTACTTTCGGTCTTGAAACAAACAAGTCAAGTATTGCAAGCTGCATGTCATTGACAAGCATGTCCAAGTTGATAATCTCGTCAAACCAAACCCCATCTCCCATAGTGCCACGTTCAAACATAGAGTATTCGCCGTCAAAACCACGGCTAACATAGTAGTTAGCGTTTTGCCCTTGCAGAAAGTCAACTTCCGTCAGGGTCAGCCCGTCAGGTTTAATGCCAACTACCCGCTTGTGCATCAAGGTATATGCGCTTCGGCTCAACCGGGTATTAGCACCCATCGCATAACCCAAGATACCGCATATAGCGTTTGGGGTTACGGAATACTGACCGATTGAACGCCGGAAACTCTCTTCCTTGATTCGATGGAAGATGCTTTCACGGTTGTTCGATAAAATCAAAGGTTCGTCAGTTGTGTAGAATTGCACCGACACCGGCCGTACTGCTTCAATGTATTGGGCTATGTTCATAATGTCTTCTGGCGTTGCGCCAAGATAAGACACAGCATACCATTCAGTATTAGCCGCCCTGCAAGCCCTGATTGAATCAACAGGCGATTCAGCCAAGGGAAGCCCTACGGAAACCGAATTCCCGCCCAACACCGCCGCCCCTAAGTTGATAACTTGGCGATGCGTGTTTATTTCGGCAATTACAACAAAAACCGTTCCCACATCCGGGGTTATCTCATTACCCAGCGCAACACTTAACCAAGAAGCATCAAGGGTATCAAGATAATCCGGCCGCTCGTCCATACCGGCAAGGGTCTTGTAAACAAAGGTATTTGCACCGTCCGGCGCATGTTCCCAATTCACAATAAAATTGCCTGCCGTTTCTGCGGTCTCGTTTGTAACGATAAATTCCCCTGCGCCTTCAGAAGCTGCATGCCGCCCAATGGCTACACGCACCGGGGCAGGATTTTGGGAAAACATAAGCCTTGCCGCTACATATTCCGGGTCTGTATCCCTGAACCCGTCTTCATACATAGCATCGGTATTGGCGTAAAGCCTAAGACGCTCTTCCGGGCTGATAACATCGCTTGTCCCTACAAGAAGAGCCAAGTTGAAGCCCCGCCGTACTGCCGCCCTTGTGCCAAGGTTGACAGTGATTCTTACAATGTCATCCAGCGGTAATGCAGACATGTTTTCACTCCTTTCTCACTCCATCTAAAATTGTTTTATATCCGTTTGGGGTCACGATGAAAACCCCCCGTTCACCTTCTGCGCCGATTCCCTCTTGGTTGTCATCACCAAGTCCTTTTTTGTTGCCGTTTTCACCACCCTGTTCGTTGCCGTTGCCGCCCTCATCGGTAACAGGTATCACCCCGATTTGCTCAATGGTTTTAATTTCTTCCACAAGCCGGACATATTGGTTAAAAGTGGCGGACACATCAACACGGTTTACCCAATTACCGCTTACCAATTCAGGCACACGGCGTATAGCCGGGGTATCTGTCACAAGGGGCATGTTGCTAAAACGCAAAAAGCGGCGTATTCTGTCAGAATACAAACCGTTTCTAATAGCCCTTGCATTGTCATAAGCGTTTGAACCGTAATTGACGAAAAGGACATTGTAAACATCAGTATGTTCATCAAAGGAAATCATGTTTTCACCGCCCTCATAAATAAAATCTTTGTTGCGCTGGCGGTTATATGCGTTGTCTTCCGGGGTCACATGGATGTAACAAATATCCTCTGTTGTTTTGAGATTTGGGGCAGACATGGAAGCGTTATCAATGTTAGAACCCCAAGACATGCGAATTCTACCGTTGATGTTTTCCGGCTCAATACCCAATATCCCACATACAACATTTGCAAATATATCTTCTGTTTCTTTTATTGATTTTTGGATTTCCTTCATGGTCAAGCACTCCCAACGTCATAGGCGAAGGCACGAACAAAGCCGTTTGGTGTCCAATCATTCACCGCAAAGATTTTATAACGCTGTCCCCGGTAAATGATTTCATCGGAAACATTCACTTCTTTCTCATCCTCGCTTGTGATATGCAGGGTATTAGGCTGCTTGCAAAAAAATTTCATGGTGCCGTTGTGCCCGTCACCTTCCGGCAATTGCTCTAACTCTTTGTTCGTGGCCGGCTGTACCGGGCCATAATATTGCAGGGTTTCAGTCTTCCCAACCTCAAAGCGTGTACCAACCCATTTTCCGGCACGGCGAATAACTGTATAGTTACTTGCGAAGGCAGGGTCATTTATCAAACGGCTAACATTTATCATGTTTTTTTCCTCACTACATAGGTTATTGAGTTCCGCAAGTCGCTTGTATCAATCAGCGGCCGTTCTGCGTTTGAACCCTTTTTCTCTTTCTGTTTCCGTCTTGCATCGCTTAACGGCGCAAAACCGTTTGAAGGGTCTGTGAAATAACCCTTTGCCGCACTCTGCCCCGCCATGCCCGCCTTATCAAGATTTTGTCTCATCCCTGCACTGTTGCCGTCCATTGCCGCCTTGACCGCATCACCCATAACCTTACCAATGCACTCTTTGTCTTGCTCCAAGGCCGGTTCGATTACAGGTCTTGCCGGGATATTGTTTATCGGGCTTCCGTTGGAATGGATATACAGCAAACCGGCGTTTGTGATTTGCCCGTCTTCCCTTGCCGATTTATCTTCAGGAATGCCAACCAAAACCTGTGTATTTTCAAGTTCTTTCATAACAACCCGCATAGCTTTAAAATTATCGTCAGTTCCAAAAACGTCAGCAATTATGTTAATCATAGGTTCACCTCACAAACAAACCGCCCAAACCCATTATTTTAGCCCATGTGGCAAGCTGTTCACCATAAGACGTTGACTTGAACATCCCGAAGCCCTCAAAATCTGTTGTCATAGTGGAATGGTCATAACTGACAGAAACGCCGTCAACGGATTTAGAGGAAACAAGCCCGGTTGATTCGCCGTCCATCGGGTCATTGGCTGTTCGCATGTACAGGGTCATAAAATGGGCAATAAACAGGTTCATGCACATAAGCCAAACATCCCGATAAAGGGAATAGTCTATGCATGAATGAGCCAAGTCAATATACATCTGCATTACTGCCATTGGTACGACAGGCGCGGGTTTAGGATGTTTTGGTCTGCCCCTTCTTGGCGTTGCCGTAGTTTTCTCTGGTGCCGTAAAAAATTGCGGGTATGTATTGTAAAAGTCATCCACGGTATACGGGGGATTATTACCGCCGCCTTGCGCTAACAGCCCTATCGCTTTGGGTAAATTGGAACGCATCGCATTTACCCCCTTGTTTTGCCCCTTTCCGTTTTCGGCAGTTCATCTTCTTTTGGCGGTTCATTGTCAGATGTCAACTGATTATCGCCGTCAGGGTTAGGGGTTTTGGATGCACATTCGGGATTTGAGCATGATAAACCTTTCCCATCATCCAATTCAGCTGTAACCGAACCACACAATTCGCAACTGGTTTTTTCAGGTTCTTTGTTACCGCCCGGATTTGGGATATTAACAACCTTTTGCTGTTCAACAAAAGTAATGCAACCTTCCTTTTCGGCAAGTTTGAACAACTCATCATTTTTAACCCAATCGGGAAGGGTGGTCATAACGCCCGGACGCACTTCCCTTGTATCAACGACAACTTTATTTTTGTCACGCAATACGAAGCGTAACGCTTTTTTAGAGATTATAAACATTTTCATTCCCCTTTCTAAATTCCATCATAGTAGGCTACAGGTTGAAGCCGCTTAAATTTGACTTCGGAAAACTGCGCCGCATAAGTGGAAATATAAGCGTGATGCTCTGCGCTCGGTTGTGTGATTGTACGGGTAAGGGGTACAGTCATATCAAATTCGATGGTATCACGATTGTTTGCGTATGCTACCATGCGGGAGGTACCGCCAATACCTGCCCCAATGCACCAACGGGAAGGGAATATCCCGATTTCGATACCCTGATTGTGTCCAATGTTGTTTTCCAACAGGAAGTTCAGTATGGACACTTGTCCGGCATCGCCTATTCTGCGGCCGACAAGCAGCTTGTACTGCTCAGGCGGTATCAAGATATGATTTGCCATACCCTGAAGGTCAAATTCGCTCTGTGTCCACGTTTCATTGATAGCCATGTTTACATCGTCCAGAATCTCATCCGGGGTTTTGTTTACCCACGGGCCGCCCGGAACAGCCGAAGCCAAAACATTGGGATTGTTTACAATCCCGGATGTGCCAAGCCTTTCAAAGCCCACATAAACACTTTCGTCAACGGTCTTGTCATAGGCAAGATGCAAGCCCTTTGTCATCATTTCGTCAAGGCTTCTGCCCGCCGTGCGAAGAAGGGCTTGGTCTACAAGCGGCACATGGATTTTGCGAAGGAATGTAAACACATCCCACCAATCTTTAGTTGTGTCAACTTGGATTGCGGGTATTTCGGTTGTCTGCCCACGGCCCAAACCGTTTTCACCGCCGCCAACATCGGCATAGCCAACGCCGTAATTGGTTACATGCTCAACCCAACCGCCGCCCATCGCAACGGCAATGTCACGGGGCCAACTGGTTGAAGTCAGCGGTTCGAGAAGTTTCGGGTCACGTTTTTCAAGTTCCCCGTTCAAAAAAGCAAGCCCGGATGAAATAGCGGCCGAATCCATTACAAAGTTACCGCCGTTTAGGTTACCGAAGTAACCCTTGCCGATAACAGGCACGTTGCCGCCGCTTCCGGCTCTTTGATTGCCTTGTAAAATCATAGTTAAATTCTCCTTTCTGTGACGGTCACTTCCACAAGCCCATATTCAACTATCCCCGTAGTAAACCTTGCGTTCCCAATCAGGATTGTATTTGTGCCGTCAGCCGCCGCTTCCACATCGCCAATCTTGGCATTGGGCATACTGGCGTTTGGGGCAGTTCTGATATACAGCGAACCGCCCGCCGTTGGTGTTCCCGCCCCGCCCCACGGTACTGCAATACTGCCCCTTACAAGCACATCCATAAGTTCCCCTTCGTTATATGAACCGGCCGCTTCGTGTATGGACTGCTGTTGTTTGACTATGCGCTTGGCAAAGCCAACAAAACTAGGTTCTGCGCCTGTCGGCGCAAGTCTGTTGTCAGGGGTAATAAACAACCCGCCGCCGAAGGGTACAGTCCCGGCACTGACACGGTTGACAACAATTGCATCGCCACTACGGGTTAAGCTGCCCGCATAGCCAAGTTGTAATCTTTTTCCTATTGCTTGCGACATAATATCCTCCCTTCTACTTTTTGCCCAAACGCTCTTTTTCAAGCCTTTGGGCTATTTCATCAAGATTTGGTATCCCTTTGCGCCTGTCTTGCATCGTCTTGGCGTTGGTTCTCCGGGCGTTTATAATCCCGCCATAACCGCCGCCTTGCGCCGCTTTTTTGGCGGAAGGCAGACCATATGTTGCCCTTACCATTTTTGCCATTGAATCAGACATCATCTTCCTTTGGTTGGCATCCTTGATACCCGCAATAATGGGTTTCATCTTGCGGATTTCTCTCAATGCGGCATCTTTGACGGCTGAATCAAGGGGATTGTCGAGTCTGTCAGCTTCCGGCATAACAGGGCCGGGGAATTCGCCGTCTAAAACCTTTTCAACCTCAATAACCGTCGTTTCCCCGTCTGTCTGTTCGTTTATGGCTTCCGGGTCAGTCGTGACCTGCTCTTCGTCAAGGCTATCTTCGGTCAATTCTTTTTCAAGTTTCGCCAAAGGGTCATTATCAGCGGTTCTTGCGGCTTCAAGGTCTTCAACCTTAGTACAAACGCTGTCCAGCTTTTCACAAACTGTATTCAGGATTGCACAAAGTTTCTCCAAGTCACCGGAATCCTTTTTGTCAACGGTTTCCGGCTCTTTCTCAGGGTTAGCCTCATCTTTCTTTTCTACCTCTTCACCAATGGCTTCAACCAACTCTTCCACGATTTCAGCCAAATCTTCAGGTTGTGAATCTTTGTTGAAATGGGGGAACAAGTTAGCCAATGCCCCGGCTACGCCCTTGTTCTTCACTTTTTTAACACTCATTTTAACGCTCCTTTCGGTTTTTACAGGTTGAATCCTGTCTGGACGTAAATCGCCATGGGATTTACTGCTCGGCCATGAGTCCCGGATTGATACTATCGCCCCCGCTCTGCCGCTGTCTACAACGGCTATGTGATTGCCTTCGATATTAACTTGGCAGACATTACCGCCCCGTTCTTCATACTGGCATCTGTAGCCGCAAGAAACTTCCCGTTTGCCGTTTTCGATTTCTGTTATCAGAAGGGCATCGTAAATCAGCAAATCGGCAATCAGGTAATCCCCGCTCTGCCTGATATTCTGTGCAACGCCTTTGACTATGCCGCCCACGTTCTGCGGGTTCAGCATATCGGAAGGATGCTCATTGGTTACGGGCTTGCCCTCAAAACTTGCCATAGCCGATTTAGAAAAGACATCCACGGGTTCACGGTACACCGTGATAATATCTTCCGGGTTTATGCCCGGGGTAGGCGGCAACGGTAATTCGCTTGCCATATAATCCTGTTTTCCAATGCGGGCAATCGGCACATTTTGGCATAATAAAAACCCTTCCGGGGTATGCCACATGTTGTCAGATATTCTGCTTGCATAATACAGCACTCTTTATCACCTCCTTTACAGCGGCAAAAATACCGCCCGATATGGTAATCAGGCGGTTAATTGGTATATGTATATTGTAAATCTTCTTTGAACCTTGTATTATGGCATGTATGGTTCACCGTCAGCCAAAACGCACCAAAGGGTTCCATACTTATCTTGTTCTTCCTCTGTCATGCGGGGAAGGTCTCTAGCGGTTTTGTCAGGCGGCAACAGATAAACAATAAAACCAAAAACACCTTCGTCAAGAGGGATTTGTTCACCGCCTGAAGTTGAGTCCATCGCTGTTACCCGTTCACCGACAAAATAATTCCACCCGGTAACTTCGTTGCCGTTATCCTCAAAGGTTGAATCTCTTTTGTCCATATGCTTTTGTAATTTATTTTTGGCTTGTTTGAAGGTCATGGTTATTTAACACCTAACTTCTTGCGTTCTTTGACTATTTCCAAAAACTCACTAAACGCTTCAACAGCACTTTTAGGCGCATTTGACTGAAGCCCTAATTCATCCCATCCCCGTTCGTCATCATCGTCTTGCGGCTCATTCAGCCAATCAATAAAAGGTGTATAGTATTCAGCTTCAATCATTACATTCGCCCCCTTATCACTTTCATTATTTCAATTGATAACGGATTTGCGTTATCACCGTTGGTATACCAATCGGCTACAGCTTCCGCTAATGCTTCCGAACGATTAAATGTTGCATATCCGCTAATGTCGTTGATTAAATCGTTTATGCGTCTACCTTTTCCGTAATCCGTTTTCTTAACAGCTTTTACTGCTTCTGATACAATTTCTTTTGCAACTGTACAATCGTTCCATGCAACCACTTTCATAGGAAATCTATCATCATTTCTTAGCAAGAATCCTTCTATCAAATGCCCGGCTTCGTGTCTGCCGATACCCCTAAGAGAATGATTAGGCGGGCTATGCCCGGATAAACCCAGTCTTACAGCGTATGAAGATTTTTGGGCATCCGCAAAATAATGAGGGCTAAATCCAATTTTGCCGCTATAACTACAATCCATTACAGCACCTTTGCTTGATGTTAAACCAAGCTCTGTAAACTGTCCTTTCATTTGCGGAAAATCGTTTAGTATATCTTCAACACCCGCCGTACTTTCACGCACCGATTCAAAATGCAATGAATCTAAACTAGAATCAACTTTAATACCGTGATTATCCTTCATGTACAGATTCAAAGATTGCATATCCGTACATTCTTTAGCTGTTACTACAATTTTACCACTTTCAGCCGATATATTCAAGCCCTCTGTGATATTATCCCCCGATTCCATTTTTATAAACTGTTCCCGGCTCATGGTTACGATTGCGCCGCCGACAAATACCTTACAAGGCCACGAAACCCAATCAATATCAATCAGCGGTTCAGAATAACAACGGCAATTATAAATGTTCCCTGCGTGATAGGAGCCTTGTGAGTTTTCCACCCCTGCCAATGATTCGGGGTTAGGGGGATTGTTCCAGCTAACAAGCACACCTTCTAAATGCCTGTGTGACTGCCTTACCCTCATGCCGTCCCCGGCTGTACGCCAAACATACCAGTTAATGCCAAGATTTTGCGCCCGTGTCTGTGTCAAAGCCGTCTGCGCCTTGGATGTTTCTGTCCGGGCGATGCGGCGGGCTTCGTATTCCATCAGATTATCAAACTTGCTCAAAATATCCTGTGTCAACTGTTCATGCCTGATTCCTTTTTGGGCTGATTCTTTCGCCATAGTGGAAACCAATTCAGCGTTAAGCCTGTCCGGGATGGTTTTTATCAGACTGGAATTTTGGGTCACAATCTTTTGGATTGCGCCGCCCATCGGGGTATTAGTCAATTCGTTTTGCAGGGCTTCATAAATCGCCCGGCTTCGCTGTCTGCTTGCTTCCTGTGCCTGTTTGCGCCATTGAACGCCGCTTTCCCTGTAAACTTGCTGTGCCATGTTTGCCGCCATGCGCTCCGCAAAATCAACGAAGGCAGGGCTGTTTTGTATGGTCTGCAAACGGCGGCTGATTTCGGCCGTTGTCGTTGCGCCCTGAAGCTGTTGGTTAATCTGCTTGCGTAATTGTTGCAGGGAACGGTTGTATTGCTGTTCTATCCTTGTGGATTGCCCCCATGCGGTTTTAGGCGTTGTTGGCATAGAATCACCGCCTTAACATGGTTCTTGTAACCAGTCTTCAAAACTCACCTTTGTTTCGTGCGGTATTTCCTTGCGCCGTTCAATTACACACGGCTTGCAAATATGTATTACACGCACAACATGCGGCGGTATTTTATGATTCCAAATAATTTCCATGCGCAAAGAAGGTTTGCCGCATTTACAGCAAGGTTCTTTTATATGGTCAAACATTGCAAAACCCCCTTTGTTTTCGTTGCGATTTGCCGTAATTTATGGCATGATAAAAATTAAATATCTGAATTGCCTGTGTTATCAGGGTTTTCTTCGGTTTCTGTTACTAACTTGTTATTATCCAAACCCATACCGCCGAATAAATCAGGCATCGGCATATCGCCGCCCATCGGTTTATCGTCTGCGTTCTCTATATCCTCATCCGTGATTGACTGCCACATGCCCGTTATGTCAGTAGAGTTTTTGAGTTCCTGAAGTGCCATCTTTTGGCTAATCATCCCGGCTGTGAATGCGCCCGTTACCGCCGTGCCGATTTGCCCCGCCAAGTTTTTGCGTTCTTCCTCGCTTGGACGGCGTACATTGATGAAGTCATAATCAAAATCATCCGGCACACCGCCGAAGGCAGACATGCACATGATAGGAAGCAGGGTATCAAACACCGGCCGTAAATCGCTTTCTTGTTTTTCCTCTATGCTGTCATAATAATTTTGCATGTCAGATTCCCCGGTTGCGTTCATACCGGCCGGACTGCGCCCGAATAGCTTTGTGACAGGGATTTCTGCCGCCCCTGCAATATCCATCATAAACAGTTCATAAATCTCCGACAAACCGCCGAAGCTGAATTGACGGGTTTCAAGGGAATCTTTTGCCCCAATGATTTGCATACCGTTGTTGTTCATCATTGCGTTAAGCATTGAAAGTTCTTGCAATAGCTGTTGACGGATAGGGCCGGGCATTAGTGCCGCTTCCTCAAACCCATCTTTTTTATACACATGCAGATTCGCCCGGAAAACAAGGCTTGCAATGTTGAAACTGGTATTGTCACGCTTTTTGAGTTCATCGAAAATGTGTTCCAATTCGGATGCGCCCCAATAAGTTTCTCCCAATTCCTCAATGTAGGGAAGGTCACGCCCGGTGAAACGCACTATGCGGCTATGATGGATTTTTTCGTTGTATGCCAAACCGTCAGTTAGTATGTTGTAATACTTAGGCAATCCAAAATCAGGGCATGAAAGGTCATCCACCGTTTCCATTTGGGGCATGATGCCGCTCCAACGGTCAAGGATGATTAAACCCTTGAAGGTGTCCGGCATAATCATGTCAAGGTGCAGCGGCTCATGCAGAATATCTTCATGACCATCAATGACGATAACGCCCGCCGCACCGCCGTAAAGCCGCCCCCATTTAAGCCCTTTCAGCACTTTTGCCCGGATGCTAGTACCACGTTCAAGCCGGGTCAGCTTTCGCCGTGCGTCAAGGTCAATTTGGCTGTTTAGCTGATAGCCGTTTTTCATCATATCTTCCGGCACAATGTCAATCAGCCGCTTTACAATCCAGTTATTGCGGTAAAGGGTATTCATCAAATTCATATCCCTTGTAATGCGGGAAATGAAATATTCCGTATACTCCATTATGTTATCTGTAAAACTGCCCATGTTGGCCGCCGGATTAGAAAATGAATCCATCATCAACATTGGCGTTTGGTCAGCTGTAAACAATCCGGCGGGCAGGGTCTTGACCCCATGGTCAATTGATTGGTGCCTGGGTATTGCCCGTTTCGGTTTTTTATTCCGTGCCATATCTCCACCGCCTTGGATTTATTATTGTTTTCGTAAAATACCGCAAGGCATCACAAGTATGGTCATTATCCTTTATGGGCTGTTCCCGCCCCGATTGCGCCGCCCTCTCATCCCATGCGTATGATTGCAGTTCCTTGATTGTATTTTCGCAAGATTCGTGTACAAAAACTTTTTTCATTTCAAACAGATTTGATAAATGCCGTATGCCGTCCAAAACGGCGTTATCCGCATCCCTAGCCCTAACCCCCAGCTTGCGTACCTCTAACTTGAAAGAAGCTGCCGAAGGGTCAATGACGGCGTATACGGGGTAATTGTGGTTTGACATATCGCCAATGAATTGCCGTAAATCGGCGGCATACTCACTATCGGTTTTTTGCTTGCCCGTCTTGCGGCTGTCATAGTAATATTCACGGGCAACATAGACGGCATCGCCCATATCCCAAATATCAAGAAATACCATCGGGTTTACCGTGCCATAGTCAATAGCGATATAACGCATCCCGGCGTTAAGTAAATCCCGGTTGTATGTGTTTTCCTCTGTGAACATGTCAAAGATATTGCCTTCCACAACGCCCCAATCGCCAAGACCTGCCACACGGTAACGACGGGGATTGCGGATTTTCATTTTTTCGTACATGCCCAATGATTGTTCGTCTATAAACTCATTCATCAAGTAGTTGGTTGTCATTGCTAAAACATCCGGGTTAGGCGGCATATCGAAGAACCGCTTTTTAATCCAATGATGTTCATTCCAAGGATTGAATGTAAATGTCCATTGGTAAAACAGCCCTTGGGGAAGATTGCCCCTTAAACACTCATCCAGCATTTCAAAATCGGTTTCATCTTGTATTTGATACGCTTCTTCAAGCCATCCCCAACTAAGCGTTCCAACCTCTACCGCAATGGACGTTATTTTCTCCGGGTCATCCAAACCCCTGAAATATATCTTCTGCCCGGTCTTGCGGTATGTCATTTCAAGGGGGCTTTGTTTTATATCCCATACAGAGCCAACACCTAAACGGTTAATAGCCCATTTCAGTTCTGTAAAGCATGAATTTTTAAGCGTATTAAATTCTTTGCGGCAAACAAGCAAGTTGCTTTCAGGGTATTTCATAATGTTGTAGATAAACCACAGAGCCGCCGTTTTACTTTTCTTGCTTGCCCTGCTGCCTTTGCAAATTTTGTATCTGCCCTTGAAGTGCCAAAACTCTTTATAATGGCGGCCGACAATATCAGGCAAATGTATTTTCTTTTTCATCTATGCCGAACCCCCCAAAATGCCGCTACAACTGTAATTTATGACACAATAAAAATAGAACCCTGCAAATACAAGGTTCTATGCCGCTTTTGTTACTAACGTGTTTCTAATGGACTGTTATTCCAACTCGTCTTCGCCGCCAAACGATACCCCGAAACCGCCTTCCAGCTTCAACCTATCGCTGAACAAATCAATGTGCTTGCCGATTAGTTCAAGGGCTTTTTGTTTATCGTTCAGCCGGATTTCTCTTTCTATGATTTCCCCGTCTTTAGTAGGGATGGTTTTTATTTTTAATGATTGTATAGCGGCCGTATCTGTTCGCTTGCCTGTACCGCCTTCAAGAAAATTTGTCAAGTCATCTATGTTGACGAAGGCAATTTTGGCAAGTTCTTCAAGCACCCGGTCAGCGTTAATGCCTGTACGTCTGCTCCTGTCTGCCTTTGCTCTCTCAATCGCTGATTTAACACTAATATTTGCTAATAGCCTAACCGCTTGCTCGTTCGCTGTCTTAACAGAATACCCGGCTCTTATGGCGGCTTGTGTGCCGTTCAGGTCAATCATAAATTCTTCAACAAACCGTTTTTGCTTGAAAGTCATATATCGCCCCCTCTCGTAATTTATATTATTTTGTGCTATGATACAAATATGGATACTAGCATTATAGCACATTCAAAACGGAAATGTCGGACATAACGGACAACTTTTCAAAAATCGGGATTTATTTTTTCAAAGAACCTTGAAATGCACTTTCTGGCAGAATCCCCGGTCATCTTTTTATACATGTTATAAGCTACTTCATCCCATTCTTGCCCTTCGATAAACCGCAAAGTTAAAATCGTCCGAATCTTGCTATCGGGTATAGATGCTATGTATTGTTCAGCCATCAGCAGTTGTTTTTCAAGTTCATGTTTGCGGATTTCAAGCAGGGCATAAATTCCACCGGTCTTTTTCGTGTCCGTAATGGTATATCCTTGTATTGTAATAATACGCTCATACCCGCTTGAATAATCTTTAGCGTAATCACCTACAAATTTATCACCTTTGGTTTTTTCTAATCGCCGGGTCAGCATGGCAATTTCACTTTTCATATATACTAACTGTTCAAAATCTTTAAGTGTCATCGGAATACTCCCTTCAAAAACTGTAAAAATCCCAACTTACACCAATAAATGTAATTTACTAGATATTTTTAAGCCCGTGTAACACATAAAGGTAACACATGCTAACCCTTAAAAACCTAGTATTTATGCTGGTTGTAACACATCAAACGCTTGTAACACATACTCTATTACTTCTATTATATTATTATATTATATTTATTTAGAGTATAAAGGGTATCTGTTACGCCTGTTACTCAATCCCGCAAACCAGCACCACTACAGGCTTAAACCGTGTAACACATCCCTAAAAACATCTGTTACAATGTGTTACACTTTTGCCCAAACCTCACCTATAATTTGTACTTCCTGCCGCTTCAGCCGTTTCTTTCTTAACAAACACCCTTTGCGGCTTCATCCCCGGCAATCTTTTTAAAACTGCTTGATAACCAAGATGCCGCCTAACTTGCCTTGAAAACTCTACTTGTGATATATCATGTAGCCCATTTCGGCGGGAATAGGCTACATATTGCTTGTAAACCATCGCCGTAGGCTCATTTTCAATCTTTAAGTCATCAGCCAACAGTTCCTTGAAAAATCCAAGGATAGGGTTATTGATTTCCTCATACTCTTCAACCGAACGGTTCACCTTTTCCGATTCTGTAAACCGATTGGATGTTAAAACACGTTTCAATCCTGCAATGCCAAGCATAATCAAATATTCCATTGATTCCTGTGTTTTTAACTCGTCTTTAATAAAAGGTCTGAAGTTTGGGCTGTCCGGGTCGAATCGTGCTTCAAACGGTACGATTATCAAACGCCGCTTGATTGCCCCGGCATCCTTACCCCTGCCAAGTCTTGGAACATTGTTAGCAGAAAACAACAGCTTGGCATACGGAACAAAATCAAAAGCATCTTCGCCTTTGCGCTCAACCGTGATTTCGCTTCCGGTAACCATTTTCTTGAACATGTTTGTTGTCGGGATATACTCATCGCCTATGTCATCGCCTATGTTGGCAAGTTTGCCGAAAATTCCAACCGCCCGGAAACGTTCGTTCAGGTCTGCTAAATCCAACGCCGAAACATTCCGCTTGCCAAGCATGTTTCGTATCATGTCAAGGTATGTTGATTTTCCGTTGCTCCTATCGCCTGTCAGGATAAAAGACTTGCCCAACTCATTTCGGCGGTAAAAGCAATACCCGGCTATTTCTTCAAGCAATGCCCGGATTTGAGGGTCACGGCAAGAAACATTGTCCAAAACCTCATCAACAACAGGGCTTTTGGCGTTTGGGTTATAATCCCAATCAATGCGGTTCGTGATTATGTAATCCGGCGAAAAGGGCAGCAGGGTATCTTTTACAATGTCGTAAACCCCGTTGCGGAAGGCGATTAAATTTGCGCTAATCGGTTCTGATTCCTCTTGTATGATAACGCTAAGATAATCGAAAACTTCCCCCCGTTTAGAACGGTTCATTTGGGGGTACATCCGCAACATTTCATATTCAAGCTTTTGCTTGCCGGAAACATATATCCCGCCCTGGTACAAATGAAGCTGGTTATCTATCTTGATGATGTTGCAATTGTTTTTCAGCGCAAGGGCAAATTTATCAAACAGGAAAACTTTATCCTTGTAAAATACGTCTTTCGGGAATGCGCCGTCCCTTAAAATCACTTCCAGTTCGTCATCAGGCAACGGGTCTTTCAGAACATAGCCGTTTATCAGGCGTATGCACTCCCGGGCCTGTCTCTTGGTAAAGTCAAAGGAAGTCAGGGTTAAAACATAGTTGAAAAGTGTTTGGTTACGCCGACCTTCCTCCACTTCTACAAAATCAATATCAACGCCTTTAAGCGGGGTCAACCATTTGGGCAATTCTTGTGTCTCATCGCAATCGTGCAAAATTTCCCGGTCTTTGCCGCCAATCCTTAAAACACCATAAGAAGCCTTTTTCCCGGTCTTAATATCAGCCAATAAGCCAACGGCAAGATAAATCTTCGTATGATTTTGGTTCACAGTCTTGTTTTTGAAATAAAAATGTTTGCCCCGGCTGGTTCTTAAAACCGTACAATTTAATTTCATAGCCTTAACGATATTCAGCAAGATTTCTGATTGCTCAAAATCGTCTATATCAATAAACATGGAATCATCGGCTAAAACCCCGGCAAATTCCTTGTGTTTTTGGGCTTCTTCAAGGGTCAGCAAATCTTTAGTGTTTTTGAAGCTGATTTTTGATTTCTTTTCCTCTGTAGGAACATAACCCTTAAAATAATCATGCATCTGGTATTACCCCCCCGTTGTTCGATAAGGTCTAATCTTTCGCAAGCAATATCAAAGTAATGCGGGTCATTTTCAAAACCTATGTAATGCCTGTTTGTTTTTACAGCGGCTATCAGTGTTGAACCGCTGCCAAAACAGCACGGATTTTCTTACTGGTATCGGCAACATAGGAATGTGTAATAATAGGACTAATCAATAATTCCTTGAAAAATAGGGGATTATCGCGTTAGTCCATTTTTTATTACACATAGGAAGGAGCTTTTTATGGCATCAAGTAAGATAATTGCAATCTGTAATCAGAAAGGCGGCGTTGGAAAAACAACAACCTGTTCCAATCTCGGAATCGGACTTGCAAGAACCGGTAAAAGAGTCTTGCTAATAGACACGGACGCACAAGGCTCATTAACAGTAAGTCTGGGTTATCGTCAACCGGACAAGCTGCCTGTAACCCTTGCAACAATTATGGGCAGGATAATTAACGATGAACCTATCCAACCGTCCGAGGGAATATTAGACCCGTACGGCTACCTCTTGAGATGAGCCATGAGGTTATAAATAGCGGCAATCAATTTAACTCTAAGTTCCATCCTATTGCCTTTGTTACGATAAACTTCTTTGCAAATTCTGAATATTTTCAACCGTCTGTTAACGTGTTCTATAAAGATT